CCTGTTATTCTGCTATCCTTGTGTCCGGCCAGTCCCGGTATGGCAGCGCCCCTGTTTGTTTCCGCCGGGGCCGGGCGGTATTTGGGTATGAAAAAAGCACCATGCCTTTCAGCACGATGCTTTCATCAACAAAATGGATTTTACAACGTCAACAGCTTTCTCACGGTTTCCTGGTCTGTTATGTCAAATTTCCAGTATTCCGGGGACAAATCAGCGGATGTGGCCCCGTAAATCAAAAACGGGACCAGGACCTCATCCTTGCGGGGAAGTTGCAGCGCCAGGTCAAAGGACATCAGCCCCCGCAGTCTTTCCTCCGTCATTCCGTTCTCCATTTCTGGGTCCGGGCAAAGAACAACGGAGAAGAAAGTCTTTTTGTGCCGGATGGCGTTGTTGCCCAAAGTGGGGACCTCCACACTGTCCTCAAAAACCTCAACGGTGGGCACCGCTCTCCCCACAGGCACACGCTCGTGGTGGATGGTGGCGTAAACCTCACAGGACCCGCCAGTAATGATTTTCTTTAGCGTTCTAACACTTTTCATAGGTCAGGCATCCTCCGCAAGATAGTTGAGCAGATCCTGGACCTCTTGCGCTTTGGGGGTCCACCCCTGCCCAGGGGCCAAAGAGTTCATAAGCAAATCAGCCAAAAGCTCCTCATCTTCAGCAGTGAGGAAACTGTCATCTTTTGCCCCGGTGGGAATTTTCACTCCGGCTTCTTGCAAAAGGTCAAGTTGCTTTGTATTTAGATCCATCTCACTTTCCTCCGTACTTTTTGCGGATGCGCTTTCCAGTCCGCCAGGTAGTAACAACAGTGTCCGTATCCGGGTTATACGCCACAGTAGCCGCATGGCCAATATATTGGACAGAGGGCTCACCCCGGTCATTGTATTTTACATCGGTCTTGTGCAGAGGATAGCGAAGGGCGTCAATCGCCTCCTCCACCGTCACGGTCCTTGTTCTGGCCTGGTCAAGAAAATGGTCTACGAGTTTGGCCACGATATGACCATCGCTTGTTTTCACCCCGATTATATCATTCCAGGGAGACTGTTGCAAGAAACTGTTTTTCCAATCCCGGAAAGAAACATTGCCGGGGATGACCTGGGTGGTGCCGTCCGGGTTGCGGGTCCAGCGCTCCATCAGATCGGCAACGTCCTCATACCACGGGGCGGTGCAGCAGCGGCACCAGGGATGGAACGGGTTGGCGGTCAGACCAGGTTGATATTCGGATATTTTGAACACCTTGCCGTCCATATCTCCGCACAGCTCACAGGTGTCACGGTCAAAAGAGGCCACAATCTGGTACTGCTCCACGCCCAGGGCTTTGAAACAGTCCTTTTGGGCGGCGCTGGAGAAATAGGCGCTCTCAGTCATCACCAGGCGGCCCGCTTTGGAGCGGGACACGTCAAACTGTTTGGAGATAGCGGAGATGGCCCGGTCTGGGGCCTCCCCCCGTATAATCATCTGGGTGAGCTGGGTGTTTACACTGTTCACAAGGCTCTGCTTGTTTGTCCAGCACCTATCCCGGAAAGTTTGGCCGTCCGTGGTCCAGGGCCGGGAAAGCACCTTTGTGATGGTGCTTTCATTGATTGCCTGCATGGTCCAGCCCACGCCCAGGCCCCTCTGGACCTCATAGGCCGTGTGATAAAAGCTCCCGGCGTAGGTCTGCCGGGCGGCCTGGTCGATATAGTCAAGCTGATTGGAGTATAGGAGCTCTGCCTGCTGCTGGAGCTGGATTTTGAGGGCATCCAGCCGGGAGATGTGGACCCTGGCGCTGGCGTTCTCCAGCTCTTTCATCCAGGCCCCGGTGAGGGCGTTTTCCTCACCGTGCTTGATGTACTCCTCCACAGTCCAGCGAAACTCCGCCAGCTCCTCACTGTTGAGCAGGCGCTTGGCGTCTGCCAGAGTGATTTCATTATTGGCGGCAAAGCGCTGATACCATACGGCCATCTGGCGCTCAATCTCCGCCTGGGCCTCCCGGAATTGGGCATCCAGGTTTTCCACATAGGAGTATGACTGATCCAGCAGGGCGTCCTCCATGTTTTTCATCCGCTGGGCCCAATATTCGGCGTTGCGCTTTAGGTTATTCCTCGCCATCGCCGTCACCGCCGTCTCCGCCGGTCACAGGGGAACCGGGGCCGCCCTGCCGGTTGGCCAGAAAAGCGGCCTGGTAGGGGTCCGCCATGGCCTCCTCCTTTTCGTCCTTGATGCGCTGGAGCTCTTGCTCCGGATCACTTACCCAGGGGTGCATTTTGACGATTGTTTCATCGGAGAGGATGCCCACGGAGTTCTTGCAGTTGTTGATGGCCTCCGTTTCATTGATGAGCACGTCCCGGTCAAAGATGACCTTGACCTCCTCACCCTCAAAGCTCTGCTGGCCGGTATTAGCCAGGTGCTTATTGACAAACCACAGCAGCTCCTCCATGGAGGCCTGAAATTCCATCTCAATGCCGTTGGCGTCCAGGTCAATATCAGAGTACATACTCTGTATGTTCATCTGATTTGGATTTCCGCTCATGCGGTCATCCTTGGCATCGTAGCCTCTGGCGTTCTCAATGATGGCGTCTTTCAGCAGGGAGAGCAGCACCTTGTAGTTTTCGGCGTTGACCTCAATCTGGAGGGTGTCCACGCCGCCCTCCACGCCCTCATAGGAGCGGACCTTGATGATGCCGTAGGTGGCCAGGTTGGCCCGTAGCCGCCCCAGGTCCTCACCCTCATAGTTTTTGATGACCAGGATGGTGGAGTGGATGTCCTCCTCCATCTGATTGGCAAAGTTGGAAATGACGTCATTATAGGCGTCTTGCAGGCATTTGACCTTTGACAGCAGGGGCAGCTCATGGTGGGAGCTCTTAAAGCACACCAGGGGGATGCGCTCCCAATTATAGCCGCTCTCCTCCCCGGTCTGGGGGTCCGTGGTGGTGATATAGGGCCCGGAGCGCTCAAAGTCATCCGGCACCAGGGTCCCGTCATCCCGGCGGATAAAGCAATCCACGCCGCCGCCGTGCATGACCTCCACCTTGACCACATCTTTGGTCTGTTCGGTGTCATCGTACTCCAGCACCACATAGACGTGGACGGCGGCATCCAGGATGGTGTGGTCAGCATCCGCCCAGAACGGCAGGACCTCATCCGCCGGAAAGCGCTTGAAAGCCAGCTCCCCGTTTTCGTAGTAGGGATATACCCAGCTCTTGCCGCCTATCCAGGCCCCCTCCCCGACATTGTGCATGGTCCGGCGGAAACGGGAGCCGAACACGGCGGAGAGGGCCGCCGCATACGCTTTGTTTTCGGTGTCGAAAGTAAAGGGCCGCCCAAAGGAGTAGTTGGTCTTTTGGTCCACCATCTTGGCATAGACGTTATTGACCAGCCGGTTATTGGGCAGATGCTCCAGCACCTTGATGTTGCCGTCATCGTCCAGGGCAATGCGCTTGCGGCGGAGCACGGCCTGGGTCCCGTCATAGTAGGCCTCACCATCAAGCTGCCGCCTCCGCTCCGGGGAGCCCAGCCATGCCGTGATTTCCAGCTCCAAAAAGCGCTTGTCCGTCATGCCCCGGCGGAAATTCGTGGCCGCCCGGCCTACGCAGTCATCCCGCAAATTAAGCACCACCACCGTGCATCACCTCCTTTGCCTGATTGTCTGGGGGGGGATTGAAACCAATGGGCCGGGCCTTGCTCTTTTCCAGCGTGAGGGTCTGGCCGGGGAGCTCCACCTCAATCCGCAGTGTGCGGTATGGCAGGCGCTCCGCCCATTGTTCGATTTTGTTTAATACATATTGCTGCTCAAACATGGCACACCTCAAAAACTGAAAAGTTGCGGCCCAAAAATCTTGTGGACAAAATAGCGCACGTCATCCATGGCGTGGTCATTCTCTTTGATGGGCCGGTCCATGGGGGCTTTTTCGTCCCAGCGATAGAGGCCAAACTCCCGGATGCAGTCCGTGCAGCCGGAGCAGATGAAGATGTCCCCGCATTGGAGCCGGGTGGCCACGTTGCGGATGCCGTCCAGCACGGAGTTAGAGGCCTTTTCCACATAAAAGCGGCCATGCCGCCGGATCGTCTCAATAAAGCTGGCCGCTGAGGGGTCCACGATGACCGCCCGGACAGGCAGGCCACCGGCCAGGGCCTCCAGCGCCATGTAATGCTCCTCATCGGTGAGCTGGCGGCCCTCTTTGCGACTGTCAAAGTAATACTCCCGGATGCGATACCACTTCCCGGCAGCACGGCCCCAGAGGCCCATGCTGGTGGGGTTGATGGTGCCGTAGTCGCAGGAAATATAATAGCGGTCATAGGGCCGGGGCTCATCGGGGACCACATGAAAGTCTTTGTTGAACATGGTATAAATCAGCCCCTCCGCCACCACCCAGAGGCCCCGGATAAAACGGTCATAGAACACGCCGGAGTATAGGCTCTCATACCTGGCCTTGACGGCGGCGGAGAGGCTGAGGTTGTCATCCATGGTGAAATGGAGGTGCAGCATATTCCGCTTTGCCGCCTCCAGCACCCAGGTGAGATAAAACCAATGGCTGGGCCCCTCCGGGTTGCAGTTAAACCACAGCTTTGAGCCCTCCACACTGCACCGGGCACAGGCCTGCTCTACAAAGGACCTGGGCATGAGGGCCACCTCATCCAGCAGCACGCCCGCCAGGGTGATGCCCTGGATGAGTGAGGCACTGCTCTCATCCCGTCCGCCGAACAGGTAGAAGTTATTGGAGCGCCCGGCGGCGCTCACCACGATTTTGTTTTCTGTGCGGTATTCTTTGAACGAAAATACCCCGGCCAGCCAGGTGGGCAAGTTGGTGGTCACGTTGCGCCGCAGGCTCTCAATGGTCTTGCCGCACAGGGCAAAGTTTTGACCTTGAAAGCGGCACATGGCCCACATGATAAAGCCCACCGTCATGGCCACCGTCTTGCCGGATCGGATAGAGCCGTCACAGATGATGCCGTCATATTCTCCAAAGCCCGGCCTATTCCACCAGGTCATGGCCAGATTTTGCCGGGGGCTCAATTTCTGGTATTGCATCCGTGTCCAGCTCCTCCCTGGTGCTCTGCTCAATCACGTCAAAGATGTTGTTTTCCTGCTCAGAGGCCGCCTGGCCGCCAGTGTCAAACACGCCCAGGTGTTTGCCCAGCAGCTCCAGGGCCCTCACCTTGTCATGCAGCTTGATTTCTGTGCCGTATTGCCCCTCTTTGATGGAGGCAACGGCCTTTTTCTTTTCCTCCGGCACCTCATCCGTGGGGGTCAGCCGGACCAGGCCGTTGCGGGTGATTTTCGCAAAGTCCGTGCCGTTGGCAAAAGCGATGGCGGCCAGCTCCTCCAGCACTCTCTCCTGGGTGATTTCCAGCTTGCCCCGTAGTTTTTCCTGGCGCTTTTGGATTTCAGCGGAAACGTTATTTTTCGTTATGAGCTGCCGCCCAATATTCGGGTCCTTATACCCCGCACGTCTTGCGGCGGCGGTGGCATTAAGGTCCACCAGGTACTCATCC